AATAAAAATGATTTGTATATAACATATAATGTGGAATCAGGTAATTTTAAAAGAACACCTAACACAATATCAATACATAGAAAAAAAGATAGTAACACATTATATACAGTTAATGCTTTAAATGTGGTAATTAAAAATTCAAACAATGGATTATTAGACAAAACATTTATGGTTGATTGGAGTAACTATGAGAACACATTGTTATTGACAAATGGAGATGACCTAAGGCGTATCAATCTTGTACTTATGAAAAGGATTGATATATAACTGTATATTTATTTAAAAGAGAAAAATTATGTTTAATAGTCAAAGATGGTCAGAATTAAATTTAGCACAATCAGAAGAGATACTTGCAATCTTATTACAAGTAAGTAAGCCATCAAAAACTCTAATAAAAAGTATGACTATCATAAAGACCGCAATAAAAGAAGAAACAGAAGCAGAAACTACGGAATTAGATGACTTAATTACACGCGTATCTGCTAGAGGTTTTAAAGATGAGACATTACTGGCTCGCCTCAATGCAGAAGCAGCTGAACTTAAATCAACTGCTGTGAAAACAAGAGACAAATATTTTGATTCGGACGGAAAAGAGAAATAGATTAATATCTATATACAATAATAAACTAATTAACAAATAACAAATAAAACTTTTTTTAACTTTTTTTAATAATCCTTAGGATAATAGAAAAAAAGTACTTATATTAATACTAATAAATAATAATTAATCATTTAAAAGGAAAAACAATGGCAATTGATTTAGACGCAATAAAAAGAAAACTTAGTCAGCTTCAGACTACCGGCACCAGACAAAACAACTTATGGAAACCGGAACCAGGTAAGCAAACAATCAGAATAGTCCCTTATCAGCACGACAGAGACAATCCATTCAGAGAATTATATTTTCATTACGATTTAGGTAAAAAGAATTATCTATCTCCGGTGACTAACGGCAAAGCAGATCCAGTAGTGGAATTTGCAGAGAAGTTAAAAGCATCTGGTAATTCGGATGAATGGAAATTAGGTAAGAAGATGGAACCTAAAATGAGAACATATGTTCCCGTGTTAGTAAGAGGAAAAGAATCAGAGGGTGTTAAATTTTGGGGATTTGGAAAAACAGTTTATACCGAGTTATTAGGTGTAATTGCAGATCCAGATTACGGAGATATATCTGATCCAATGAATGGAAGAGATGTATTAGTAGAATTTACTCCATCAGAAGGAGCAGGTTCGTTTCCAAAAACAACAATTAGAGTTAAGCCTAATGTTACTCCAGTAACAGAGGACAAAAATGTTGCAGAAATGGTTACAAAGAATCAACCAGATCTATCAGCAATATTTAAAGAACCAACTTATGATGAACTTAAAGAAGCATTAGAGAGTTGGCTCAATCCAGAAGAATCAGGAACAGAAGAAGCTACTCAAGTAGAAGCAACTTCTAACGCTGGAGAAACATCTAAAGTAAATAAAGTAGATGATGTTTCTAAAGCATTTGATTCATTATTCAACGACTAAAAAGTTATAAAATATGGCAAAATCAAAAAGTGAACTAGCAGATGATCTGGCTTTAGAATTGGCAGATAATTTAAACAAGAAGTTTAAACATACTGGATTCAAAGCAGCTTATTTCTTAGATAGAGATACGGATGCACCGAGTGAAGTAAGAGGATGGGTAGGATCTGGCTCTTCAATGTTAGATCTTGCAATAGCAAATAGGCCGGAAGGTGGATTTCCAGTTGGAAGAATAACAGAAATTACAGGTTTGGAAGCATCAGGTAAATCTTTATTAGCAGCACATGCTTTAGCAAATACGCAAAAAGCAGGTGGTATGGCAGTATATATAGATACTGAAAATGCAGTTAGTAGAGAATTTTTAGAAGCTATAGGAATAGATCTAGAAAAAATGTTATATGTTCCATTGGAAACAATAGAAGACATTTTTGAAGCGATTGAAAATATAGTTGAATCAATTAGAAAATCAAACAAAGATAAATTAGTTACTATTGTTGTTGACTCTATAATGGGGGCATCAACTAAAATTGAAATGGCTAAGGAATTTGATAAGGATGGATATGCAACATCGAAATCCATTATACTTTCCAAGGCAATGAGAAAAGTGACAAATATGTTAGGACGTAACAAAATTTGTTTGATATTTACTAATCAATTAAGGACAAGGCTAGGAGTAGCTTTTGGTGACCCTTATACTACATCAGGTGGTAAAGCGATACCATTTCATTCTTCAGTAAGGTTACGATTGAAATCAGTTGGTCAGATCAAAGTTAAAAAGGACGGTGTCGATCAGACTATCGGAATTAAAACTAGATGCCAAGTGGTTAAAAATAGAATGGGGCCGCCATTAAAAACAATTGATTATGATATCTACTTTGAAAGTGGTGTCGATGATTTTGGGGGATGGCTCAATGTTATGAAGCAATTTAAGCTTGTTGCAACAGCAGGTGCATGGTATACATTTACTAGGACTAACGGCGAAGAAGTAAAATTCTTATCTAAAGATTTCGAAAAGAAATTGGAAGAAGTTGATGGACTTAAAGATGAAATATATCAGCAAATTTGTGATGCATATATTCTTAAATATAAGCCTGGAGAAGACTTTGGTATTGATGATGTCGAGATAGACGAAGAATTTGTTAGTGAAGAAGGCTGATGAAAGGACGTTTTTTTGATATACTACAAGAAGTAGAAAGGGATCACAAACAAGGTAAGGGATCAAGTAAAGATAGCCATCTATTGATTATCGACGGCCTGAATACATTCATTAGAGTGTTTTCGGCCGTACCTGCCTTGAATGATGACGGCATGCATATCGGAGGAGTAACTGGATTCCTTCGATCTATAGCAGCTGCTATAAGACAACATAAGCCTACTAGATGCATAATTGTATTTGATGGTAAAGGCGGATCTGTCAGAAGAAAGCAGATGTACCCAGATTATAAAGCTAATAGGGCAAATAAAACGGCCTTTAATAGATATGAAGAATTTGCTTCATTGCAAGATGAACAAGATAGTATGAAACGCCAATATGGCAGAATGATTCAATACTTAACATGTTTACCGATTACTGCATTGGCTATTGATAATATAGAAGCAGATGATGCAATTGCATATATAGCTAATGAAATATTTACTAAGCCTGAAAATAGAGCAACTATTGTATCAACGGATAGAGATTTCTTACAATTAGTTAATAATCGTATTTCAGTATGGAGTCCTACTAAAAAGAAAATGTATACTCCAAATACTATGCGAGAAGAATTTGGAATAGATGCTAGTAATTATTTATTATATAGAGCATTGACAGGTGATAAGTCAGATAACATACCAGGTATTAATGGCGTTGGATTAAAAACAATGATACGTCGTTTACCTATTATTACAGAAAATAAACAATTGAGTGTAGACGACCTTGTTGAATATGCATCGAATGTAGAGAAGAAATATAAGGTTCATGAAATTATTGAATCGAGTATTGATACTATACAATTAAATTATAGATTAATGCAGCTTAAGAATGTTGACATTGCCGGCAATACTAAATTATTAATTTTAGAGATGGTGCGTGAAGATATTAATAAAATGGATGTATTAAATTTTAAAAAGATGTTTATGTTAGATAAGATGTACACAGTTATCAAAGATTTAGATACATGGATGTCAACATCATTTAATTCATTAAATGCTTACAGAAATCTTTGATTTACGAAAATAATATTATATATTTAATGCATGACAGATAGATTAAGTAGTTACGGATACAGTTTTCAAATAAAAGTTATAGCATCATTATTCACTGATAAATTATTTATAAATCAGATAGCAGAAATACTATCTCCTAAATATTTTGAAAGTGATGCTAATAATTGGATAGTGGAAACCGTTTTAGAGTATCATAGAGAATTTAAAACATCCCCAACATTAGAAGTAATAAAAGTTAAACAGCAAGACTTAGACCATGATGTCTTAAAAGAGCAAATTGTAGCTCATATGAAAGATGCATGGAGATATATCGAAGCTGATGATTTACCTTTTATTAAACAACAAGCAATTGATTTTTGTAAAAATCAGGAAATAAAAAAAGCAATATTAGGTTCTGTTGATCTTTTAAAACATGGTCAATATGATGAAATAAAAACTAAAATAGATGATGCTTTAAAGTCTGGTGGAGATAAAGATATAGGCCATGATTATATGTTAAGTATAGAAGAACGATATACAGATGCAGTTAGAGATACTAAAGAAACTCCATGGGAAGTAATTAATGATTTAACCGATGGTGGATTAGGAAAAGGTGAGTTAGCAGTATTTGTAGCTCCTGCAGGTATAGGAAAATCATGGGGACTAATAAATATTGGAGCTCATGCAATTAAAAAAGGTATGACTGTATTACATTATACATTAGAACTTAATCAAGCATATGTAGGATTGAGATATGATTCTGTTGTAACTGGAATTGCCAATCAAAATCTAAAACATTATCAATCTCAAGTAAAAGAAGCGTTGGAAAAAATGGATGGTGAATTAATCATTAAACATTATCCGACAAAGTCTGTAGGAGTATTAGGATTACGGTCTCATGTAGAAAAATGTATAATGCAGGATAAAAAACCAGATATTATTATAGTAGATTACGCAGATTTATTAAAAGGCCATGGACAAGAAAAACGTCATGAATTGGAAGGTATATATGAGGACTTACGAGGAATGGCCGGAGAATATGATATACCAGTATGGACGGCATCTCAAGCAAATAGATCGGCATTAGAAGAAGATGTTATTGATGCGAGTAAAGTATCAGAGTCATATGGTAAAGTTATGGTAGCAGATTTTATTCTTTCATTATCTAGAAAAGTACAAGATAAATTAGCCGGTACAGGCAGATGGCATGTTATAAAAAATAGATTCGGTCCAGATGGAATAACATTGCCAAGTAAAATGAATACGTCGAATGGCCAAATTCATATATATACTGATACATCGGTCCAAGGCAAGGATGCGCAGAAACAGATGGATAATGGTGAAGAGTATACGAGAAAATTACTATCACGTAAGTTTCAAGAGATACAAGGTTTTGAGTAAAAAAACTTAAAAAAAGTTATCAAAAGTAGGTATCAAGCATTATATAGCGTATATTTATTGAAATAATACGTTAGTTTTGTATCATTAATAAACATTATAAAAAGGAATAGATATGGATATATCAAATAGAATTTTATCTGACATTACAGTGCATATGAAGTATGCAAAGTATGTGCCAGAATTAAATAGAAGAGAAACTTGGAATGAGTTAGTTACGAGAAATAAGAATATGCACATAAAAAAGTTTCCAACACTTAAGTCGGAAATAGAAGATGTATATAAAATGGTATATAATAAAAAAATATTGCCATCAATGAGATCATTGCAATTCGGTGGTAAACCAATTGAGATATCTCCAAATAGAGTTTACAATTGTGCATATCTTCCTATAGATGATTGGAGAGCTTTTGGAGAGGTAATGTTTTTATTATTAGGAGGAACAGGCGTAGGATATTCAGTACAGAATCATCACATAGATAAGTTACCAGAAATAAAAAAACCAAATATAAATAGAACTAGAAGATTCTTAATAGCTGATAGTATTGAAGGATGGGCAGATGCAGTTAAAGCATTAATGAAAAATTATTTTCAAGGCGGATCTAAACTAAAATTTGATTTCTCTGATATAAGACCTAAAGGATCTCAATTAGTTACATCAGGCGGTAAAGCACCAGGACCTCAGCCATTAAAAGAATGTTTAATTAAAATAGCAGGTGTTTTAGATTTAAAGAAAGATGATGAAAAATTATCTCCATTAGAAGTACATGATATAGTATGTCATGTAGCAGATGCAGTTTTAGCAGGTGGTATTCGTAGAGCCGCTTTAATTAGTTTGTTCTCTGCAGATGATAATGAAATGATTAGTTGCAAGTCCGGAAATTGGTGGGAACTTAATCCACAACGAGGTAGATCTAATAATTCTGCAGTACTTATGAGGCATAAAATTACTAAAGAGTTCTTCATGGAACTATGGAAAAGAGTTGAATTGTCTAATGCAGGAGAGCCTGGTATATACCTGTCTAATGATAAGGATTGGGGAACTAATCCATGTTGTGAAATAGCATTAAGACCTTTTCAATTTTGTAACTTATGTGAAGTAAATGCTAGTGATATCGAGTCTCAAGAAGATTATGAAGCAAGAGTTATAGCAGCAACATTTATAGGTACATTGCAAGCATCATATACTGATTTTCATTATTTAAGACCTGTATGGCAAAGAACAACAGAGAAAGATGCTTTAATTGGAATATCAATGACTGGTATAGGATCTGGTACAGTATTAAATTATGATATGAAGACAGCAGCAAAAATTGTTAAAGTAGAAAATGAACGTGTTGCCAAATTATTAAATATAAATAAGTCGGCTAGATGTACAACAGTTAAGCCTGCAGGAACAACATCTCTTACATTAGGTACATCATCTGGAATTCATGCATGGCATAATGATTATTATATACGTAGAATTAGAGTTGGTAAAAATGAATCAATATATACATATTTAAAAAATAATCACCCAGAACTAATTGAGGATGAATATTTTAGACCTCATGATACAGCTGTAATTAGTATACCACAGAAAGCACCTGAAGGTTCTATAATGAGAACCGAATCACCATTTCAATTATTAGAACGTGTAAAGAAAGTTGCTCAAGAATGGATTAAGCCTGGACATAGATCTGGTAATAATACTCATAATGTTTCTGCAACAATTTCATTAAGGGATCATGAATGGAAACCAGCCGGAGAATGGATGTGGGATAATAAAGATCATTATAATGGACTTTCGGTGTTAAATTATAATGGAGGAACATATGAACAAGCACCATTTGAAGATTGTACCGAAGAGACATATAACTCATTAATGAAAACATTAACTGAAGTTGATATTTCCAATATTGTAGAATTAGATGATCAGACAGATCTATCAGGTGAGGTAGCTTGTGCTGGTGGAGCATGTGAAATAGTATAATGCGCTCAGATGATTGGATATCTCAATTAGACGTAAAAGAACGCGTTAATTCTCAACAAGATTTTTATTGGGAAGGTGGTATGATGGTTATGACAAGCCACTACCACCTTAAGCGTGGCTATTGTTGTAAGAACGGCTGCTGCAACTGTCCATATTAATTTTCATTACATTTACTAGTTTCTAGACATCTTTCTATATATTTATGATAAATGGAGATTGGATGAAACGTTTTATAATAGCTTTATTTTGTTTAATTACATCTATAGGTAATACACAAAATTTAAATTTTGGATGCACTGATACAGCCGCAGCCAACTACGACTCAACTGCAACACAACAATTAGAAGGAAATGTAGAATTTCCTGCAGGATGTAATCAAAATGGTTGGTTTGGAAACTATGTAGGCATAAATTTAACATTATATCAAAATAATACATCTGAATTTGCAGTAGGTACAAAAGTAACAATAGCAGGTTATGATTATTGGATCGATGCTATGACAGTGCCTAACAATTGTAATCAAGGCGTGGCTTTAATGTACATAGCAAATACCCCGGGGCTAGCAGATGGAAATTGGATGACCCAAGGCGGGGTTGTTTTAGGAATAGGGCCTAGGCCAGGAGATCAATGGAATATTACAGAATGTTTTTACCACCCAGGATGTATGGATTCGGCTTATCTAGAATATGATTCGAGTGCTAATTGGGATGATGGGAGTTGTCAAACATTAAAACAATATGGGTGTACAGACTCATTATCTATTAATTATAATCCATGGGCTAATATAAATGATGGCAGTTGTATACAATCATTAACATGCGGATTTGATTATATTGAAGTTCGTGTAAAAATTAAATTAGATAATTGGCCTAGTGAAACTAGTTGGCTTTTACTTCACATTAATAATAATATTACTGATACAGTATATTATGCGCCTCGAGGCACATACAATTATTTTAATCAAGGCCAGACAGCTATAACTAGTTTTTGTGCACCTGCTGGACCTAATCATAAATTACAATTTGTATTACAAGATTCATATGGTGATGGTATAAAAGGTTCTAATCCACCGACTAATAGTGGATTTTGTTATGTAGAGAATATGTCTTGTCCTGATACCATATTTGCAATGGATGAATCGCAAGCTGACTTTGGTCATGTAATTACAAGTGATGGTAATTATTGGAGTCAACGATCGAGTTATTGTGGAGGGACACCTGTATATGGTTGTACGGATCCGGCATATCTAGATTATGATCCATTAGCTACTATTGATGACACATCATGTTTAAATTTACATGTATATGGTTGTATGGACACTAATGCAATTAATTATAATTCAAATCATACAGCACCAGATAATATACAATATTGCGAATATAGAGTTATACTTAAAGATGATGGTGGCGATGGCTGGGGAGATTGTTTTGCTGGTATTAGGCAAGGTGATTCGATATGGGACTTTAGATTAGGTCCTAGTGTGTATGCAGATACATTTTATATTGATCTTATAGTAGAGGATAATCCAGGATTACAACATCCAGTTGAGTTATATTATTTTGAAATTGGATCGGCTCAACAAAATGCTCAACAATTAGATATTCAAACTATACAAAATTCAGTTAAGATAGAAAATGATTATGGTATCTTAATACATGAAGGAAATTTTCCATGGGCTAATGGAAATAAATTAAAAAACTACAAAACAACATCTGACATATATTCAGCAATTCCATTTTGTGGATATGTATGTACTCCTAAAGTATATGGATGTACAGACCCAACATCATTAAATTATGATTCCTTAGCCAATACAGATAACGGCTCATGTATTCCAATTATATATGGGTGTACTAATAACTTTGCATTTAATTATGATTCAACTGCTACTATAGACAATGGTACATGTATCGCTACAGTGTATGGTTGTACAGATTCGATATCATTTAATTATAATTCATTAGCCAACGTAGATGATGGTAATTGTATTTATTTAGGATGTACAGATAACGATGCATGTAATTATGATTCAATTGCAAATGTAGATAATGGTGGATGTATGTATCCTGCACAATATTATAATTGTAATTATGTTTGTATAACTGATACTGATAATGATGGCATTTGTGATTCATTAGAAATACCAGGTTGTACAGATCCGCTATCAATAAATTACAATCTAAATGCTACTGATGATGATGGTAGTTGCATACCGTATGTTTATGGATGCATGGATCCTACTTCATTTAATTATGATTCCTTAGCAAATATTAGTGATGGTTCATGTATACCTGTAATATTAGGATGTATAGATCCTACTTCATTAAATTACAATCCTAATGCTAATACTAATAACGGAACATGTATAACGCCAGTATATGGATGTACTAATCCTACTTCATTTAATTATAATCCTTTAGCAAATGTAGATAACGGATCTTGTATATCAATAGTTTACGGCTGTACCGATTCAACACAATACAATTATGATCCAGTTGCTAATACTGATAACGGAACATGTATTCCATATGTATATGGATGTACTGATTCAACTGCTTTAAATTATGACCCTTTATCTAATACTGATAACGGTTCATGTATTGCAAAGATATTTGGATGTACAAATCCTATATCATTTAATTATGATTTTTTAGCAAATACAGATGATGGGAGTTGTGTTCCAGTAGTATTGGGCTGTATAGACCCTACCATGTTTAATTACAATCCTACTGCAAATACCGATAATGGTTTATGTATACCTTATATATACGGTTGTACAGATCCAACTTCTTTTAATTTTGATTCAACTGCAAATACAGATAATGGTTCATGTTTACCAATAGTTTTTGGATGTACTGATTCAACTGCTTTTAATTATGATCCTTTATCTAATACAAATAATGGCTCATGTATACCTGTAGTGTATGGTTGCACAGACCCAAATGCATTTAATTATAATCCTAATGCCAATACAGAAGATTTTAGTTGTATTGCTACTGTATATGGATGTACTGATTCATTGGCCGTAAATTATGATTCAACCGCGAATGTAGATAATGGATCTTGTATAACAGCAATTCCAGGATGTACAGATCCAAATGCATATAATTTTAATCCAAATGCAAATGTTCCTGATTCATCATCGTGTTTATATGACGCCGGATGTATTACAGGTCCAGGCAATCCATATTGGTTAAATGATCAATGTTATGCTTGGGTTATTAACATAGATCCATATTGTTGTAATGACAATTGGGATGCTAATTGTCAAAGTACATATGATTATTGTGATCAAAATAGTACATGGACAGACATAGAAGATTTGATTTATGACGGCGGAATAGCAATTTATCCTAATCCAACTAAAGATAAATTAAATGTAGTAAGTTCTAGATTCGGAAATGTATTAGTTACATTGTATAGTATATCAGGACAAATTGTTATAAATGAAACCAATAAGAAAGTTATCGATTTAAGCAATTTGCAAGATGGTGTTTATTTCATGCATGTATCTGTTGCAGAATTAACATTTATTAGAAAGGTAATTAAACAATGATCAAAAACTTATTATTAATATTAACTTTATTGCCACTATTTTTAAACGGTCAGTGGACACAAGAACTATCTACAGGTAAAAATGTAAATGGGTCTATAAAAAAAGAGAAATGGCAACCATTTGAAGATTTTGATAAAAAATTTAAAAAGGCAATTAAATTTGCTACATTTTATGGAGCATTGAATGGAAACAATAGTATTGCAGATGCCGATGTATATTCAATAAATACTGGCCAACTACTTAATAGTACAGTAGAAACACCATTTGATTATTCAATTGTAGTTGGAGTAAGAAAAATAGCTAGATTTGGGTATGAAAATAGAGCAAATGTATTTTATAATGGTACTGAACATACATATGCTGATGCTGCAACAATAGGAAAGATATCTGGATTTGAATTTTTAATAGAGGCAGATTATAAAAGAAGATTCGGAAAAACATATTTAGATCAAAATCATTTCTTAAGATATGTAGCAGATAGGTGGATTGTTAAAACAGAATATGTACAACAGGGATTTGCAGATATTAAATACTTTGAAGCATCACAAAGATATAGACAAAAAGTTAATAAAAAGTTATCATGGAATATAGGTATGGTACAACGAATATCAGAACCATACGGATATAATCCATTAGAAGAATTTATATTACCAAATGGGAGTTTACATTATACTGCATTAGCATTACAAGAAGGATATAATGTAGAATTTTTACCAGGCGGCCAAATAAATTATTTAAATCCAAGTGGTAACTTAGTAGCAGATAATAACATTATTTGGGAAGAAGTAGTAATACCGGAAATGTTAGCTAATTATGTTGCTAGAAAAAAAGAAGAAATACCACAACAATGGAATTATTCATTTGTAGTTGGATATGACTTTTATCATTATACTAAAACTTTTTGGGTACATTCTTGGGCAAGTATAATGCCATTCCATTTAGAGACTGGCGAATATGCATATCATAAATTTATAGCTCCAAAGCAGACATGGATTGATGTTGCCTGTGGATTTATATTAGGAAATAGATTGAATAAACACTTAGGTATATTTATAGAAGGCAAGTATAATAAGTATTGGAATAGAGAGTGGCACGATTTTAGTGTTGGGCTAAATTATATAATTTTTTAAGAAGAAACAAAGATGGCAAAAGAATTAAATGAAGAGACAGGATTTAAAGTAAGTCTTAAAACTTTAGGAGGTATAGGATTTGTGATGGTAACTGTAATAGGAATGTGGTTCTCATTACAAGCTGATATTGAGGAAGCAAAAGAACTTCCGGAACCATTACCACCAGACGTAACTAGAATGGAATTTGATATGAAAGATCAATTAATTAGACAAACTATTATGACAACACAAGAAGATGTTGAAGAAATAAAAGATGAACTTAAGACTATCGAAGATAAATTAGATAAAATAATTGAAAAAGGGCGATAATATGAAAAAAATCTTAACAATTGTATTTTTATTTATATCAATTAGTATTATATCTCAAATACAAGTTATTCAATTTAATGCAAATTGGAATGATGCCAATGGAGTTAAATGGTTAGGTAAATTAACAGATGCTAAAATTAGTGAAGTTTGTATAGTAACAAATAAAGCAGCACAAGCAAAATATAAAATAGTAGTGGTACCGACAATTATTGTTCTTAATCATGGAGAAGAAGTGAAAAGATATCAAGCAAACATTATGATGAAGATGGAAGCAAAATTGGAAGACATACAAAATATAATTGATGAAACAGTAATGGAGTCATTCTAATGTATGAATATAAATGTAAAGTAAATAAAGTAATCGACGGCGATACAGTTGACGTTGATATTGATTTAGGATTTGGTGTTGTACTTACCGATGAGAGAGTAAGGATAATGGGTATAGATACTCCAGAGTCTAGAACTAGAGATAAAGTTGAAAAGATATTTGGATTAGCATCTAAAAAAAGATTAAAAGAGCTTTTGTCTGAACACTGTGTTCTCAAAACAGAGATCAATAAAAATGGTGAAGATATGAAAGGTAAGTTTGGAAGAGTGTTAGGTGACTTTGTTACTACAGATGGGAAAATGATTACCGACATACTTATTGAAGAAGGACATGCAGTTCCTTACCACGGACAATCAAAAGATGATGTGCAAGGAGCACATATGTTAAATAGGGCAAAACTATTATCTGAGGGCATAGTATTGCAGTCAAACATAGATAAAGTATTATAAGTTAATATTTATATAAAACATGGAAATACAATGAAAAGATCACAGTTAAATAAAATAATAAGAGAAGAGTATCAAAGAATACTTTTTGAAGCATTTGGAGATCCGATTGCTAGCAAGTTACAAAGATTAGGTGGCGTAGATACACGTTATAAAAAGTTCTGGAATGCAGCAGCTAATACATATGATATAGCATGGGACAAATTACCAAAAGGNTCTTTTAGGAAAATTACTAATACAGCAGAAGCTAAAAAAGGAATGACATTTTTTGTTATTACATCCAGAAAACCAAATCCATTTAAGACAGATAATTACGGTTTTGATGCAGAACTGCAACCAGGAGTATTGTCAGTGACAGTAGATGGTAAGCCACAATACTTTCAACAAAGTGGTGGAACTAGATATACTAGAGGAATAGACAAGATAGGATCAAAACTTTCTGCTCGTGCAACACAAACAGGAGATCCAATTGGAAGAGGACAAAGAGGTATATTTATGTTCAAAAAGCTCATTGAAGTTGCGGACATAATGTATAATTTTGATCTAGAAGCATTTAGAGGTGGAACAACAGCATTAAAAGCTGATAGAGTAGAGTTGCAATCCGGAGCAGATAAGTTTTCAGATCCTAAGGCATGGAAAAAAGCAAATATAGCTAGATACCAAAAGATTTTAGCTGATAGAGTAGGTAGTAGAGGCGCTGTTGATAGAATGGTTGCTGAGATAATTAAAATAGGCAATGAAGCTGTAACAAAAGGAATGGAACTTCCTAAGCTTGGAAAATATGATGAGATTGTAACAGATATTAATGGAAATGAAGTTACATTGAATACTATAACAAGACGTATGAATGATACAATAAGAAACTATTCCAGATTTATTCAATCAGAAAATGAAATGGCTAGTCACTTAAAAGATTATCCAGAATATGATATGGAAGATTCTTTTCAAAAAGGCAATCAACGAAGTATAGCGTTAGAGATAAAACAAGAATTAGCAGCTTTTAAATCTGGTAGAATTAGATAAAACAAAAAAAAAAACAAAAAATAGGAAAAAATTATGAATTTACAAGAAAATTACAAAAGATTATTTAAAGGAAAAATATCTTCCAATGATAAAGAAATAATGTCAGAGGCAACAATGACCGATTGGGATTTAATGGATCAAAGAAGAAAATGGTTTAAAGGCTCTAACAGCTTAGCTGAAGAATGGCTTGAATTATTTTCTGACATGCCAGATAATATGCCGGATGAAAAATTTGTACAAACAGCAAATGAATGGCTAGTTAGCAATAGATTAAGATGGCAAGTAATTGGAAAACTAGATCAAAATCAAGAAGGCGAAATTACCTGGGAGATACAGGCCTAAACAAGATAAATTAAATCATGTTTATTAAAAGTAGTTACAAACATAGCCATAAATCCTCATGGCCTATACCAATCCTAGAAAATAATTTTCCTGGCACCGAATCGATTAAATTTTTTGATCAATCCGGATATGCATTATGCACATTAGAATTAATGTATGCAAATGCAAATAACTCATATGTAAATGCTAATAGAGAAAAACAAGGCATATATATGCCATGGATTGAACTAGATAATAAAATTACTGGACCGCATATAAATCATTCTTGGCTATTAGAAAGAAAAGGCTATTCCGGCGAAGCATTAGATCAACTACTAGATTGGAGTAAATCTTGTCCATTACTTTACAAATTAATTAAATTGCAATCCAAATGGGGAATTGATATAAGTTTTGATTATGTTGATGGACAAGGCAATGTAATGGAATTATTTCATTATGAATGGGATAGTCATATATTAGAAGATGTTTTAGACACAAAAGAAAAAATAGAAAAAATTATATTTGATACTGATTGGAATGATTTTGCATCAATGAAACTAAAAAAGAAGTCAGAATGGTCATTTAGATTTTATAGCTCAAAGCAAATGGACAACACAGGTATTAAACTTACCACCAGAAAATTTTAAATTAATCCCATGGGATATCAAATAAGGAATACGTACAATGTCAGATAATATTTCTAAATCAGCACCTAAGGGTAATATCAAATTTAGTATTACATTATCAGGAGAACAGAAGTTAGCTAAAGCTCAAATATTACACCATCCTTATAATTTTATTATAGGTAAAGCAGGCAGTGGAAAAACCTTATTAGCAGTACAGGTTGCATTAGATATGTTTTTTAAACGAACAGTCAATCAAATTGTTATAACCAGACCAACTGTATCAAATGAAGATAATGGATACCTACCTGGATCATTAAATGAAAAGATGGAGCCATGGCTAGTACCAATCCGATCTAATATGCGAAAAGTCTATAACAAGCCGGCTATTTTAGAAAAAATGGAAAATGATGAAAATATTGAACTAGTATCATTATCTCATTTTAGAGGTAGAACATTTGAAAATGCTTGTGTGATTATAGATGAATTTCAAAATTTAACTAAACAACAATTAGGAATGGTATTAGGTAGATTAGGTAAAGGATCTACAATGATATTAACAGGCGATCCACAACAAATTGATTTGAAATTTAGTAATGATTCAGCTATACATGATGTGCCTAAAGTAAAAGATTCAAACTTTGTCCATGCCGTTACATTAACAGATAATCATAGACATGCTGCATTAAATGAAGTATTAAGATTATTGCAATCTTATTCATAAAAAGCTTCCAAATAATTTGGAATCGTGAGCTTTTATCCTTATATTTATATATAATAAATTTAGAGATATGAAGTTAAAGCCGTTACAAAGATTTGTGGATAAAATGAAATCCACATCATCACTCAATGAAAAAAAGGTTATCATTGAATCAATTAAAGATGATAATTTTATTTTATCATGTTTACAATATACATTTGATCCCTATAAAAAATATAATGTAACTAGTAAGAATTGTAAAAAGAATTTTGATCTAACATCAAAGATTGTTTTTTATGATGATCTATTTTATCTATTAGATGATCTAAATGATAGAAAAATAACCGGCCATTTAGCTATATCAGCTGTTAACAGATATATTGAAGATAACATAGAATATAAAGATTTGATTTTTTCTATTATAGATAGAAATTTAGAAATTAGGGCCTCTGCATCAGTTATCAATAAAGTTATTCCAAATTTAATTCCTACCTTTGATGTTGCATTAGCAACTAAATATGAACCTAAATTTTGCGACTTTGAAAATGAAGTATGGTTAGGATCTAGAAAATTAGATGGAGTACGGTGTATTATTAGAAAAGAACAAAATAGCATTATTGCTTATTCTAGAGAAGGAAATAAATTTACAACCATACAAAAAGTTTTAGATGAGGTAGCATTAATACCAGGAGATTTCGTATTAGATGGAGAAATTTGTTTGATGGATAAAGATGGCAATGAAGATTTTCAAGGTATAATGAAACAAATAAAAAGAAAAGATCATACAATAGAAAATCCTAAATATGTTATATTTGATTATTTAACTTTAGAAGAATTTGCTAATAAAGAAGGAACAACAAAATTACAAGATAGATATACTAGTCTGCAA